GAATCCCTGATTTCCTTGGTTACCTTGAGTTCCCTGAAAACCTTGGAATCCCTGATTTCCTTGGTTGCCCTGTGTTCCTTGGAAACCTTGGAATCCTTGGTTGCCTTGATTACCTTGATAACCTTGAATACCCGATTGATTGCCTTGAAAACCTTGGAATCCCTGATTGCCTTGGTTGCCTTGAAAACCTTGCGTTCCTTGGAAGCCTTGATTTCCTTGATTGCCTTGGAATCCCTGCATACCTTGGAATCCCTGATTTCCTTGATTGCCTTGAGTTCCCTGAAAACCTTGGAAGCCTTGGTTGCCTTGAGTTCCTTGAAAGCCTTGGTCACCTTGATTTCCTTGCGAACCAACATCACCTTGGAATCCCTGATCGCCTTGGTTGCCTTGAAAACCAGCACCTTGATTACCTTGAGCGCCATCATTTCCTTGATTTCCTTGCGAACCTACATCACCTTGAAATCCCTGATCGCCTTGATTGCCATCATTTCCTTGAAATCCTTGGTCACCCTGATTGCCTTGGAAACCAGCGCCTTGAACACCTTGATTTCCTTGGGTTCCATTTGTACCATCATTTCCTTGATTGCCTTGAACACCAGTGGCTCCTTGATTGCCTTGTGTTCCAGCACCAATTGATCCTTGATTTCCTTGTGGCCCTTGTGGTCCACCATAAGCACCTTGATTTCCTTGATTTCCTTGTGGTCCTTGTCCCCCACCGCCTCCACTACTTACAACTATTCCGCCAGGAGTTTCTCCATCAGATAAACGCAATACAGGAGTATATTGATCATAAAAAAGTCTACCCTGTTCACCAATAAACACATTGGCGTTAGCTCCAGCAATCCTGCTGGACATAATTTTTTGCATATATAACGGACTCGACATTATGTATTACTCTTCTGGAAAATCATCATCCAAGACAACGGCTAATCCTGCGTTCTTTTTCAAAAGTTCTAATTCTTCTTCATCAGTGGGTTCAGCTTGCGCATTACAAGTACATTCTCCTTCGCAATCACAAGTTTTATCATAAACAGAATCAACACCAGATAATTTCTTTAATAATTCAATCTTTTGTTGTAATGGTGGAACCATAACTTCAGTTTCATCCGATTTTATTGCAACATGGTCAACAAAATTATCTTCATTTCCACCAATATCATTTTTAGTTTTATCGGGGGATTCTTGTGCCATATCAATCAAATCGGCAAGTTTTCTTAAAAAAACAGCAGCATCCATAAAATTCTCCACTCATTCTTATTATTTATCGTAATAAAGGTTTTATCTTGCTTCTTTAGTGAAGGTAATGTATAATTTAAATAGGGATTGGAAATGAAACTTACTACTGAAAAATATATAGAAAAAGCAAAAGCCAGTCACAATGATACTTTTGACTATAGTGAAACTGTATATTTTGGTAGCCGAGACAAACTAAAAGTTATTTGTAAAATTCACGGTCTATTTGAACAATTTGCAAATAATCATTTGAGAGGGGCGGGGTGTCCTCAGTGTGCGTTAGTAAATAGGACTAAAAAATTATGTACCTTCATTGAAGAAGCAAATTTGATTTATAACGGCAAATTTTCGTATAAAAACTTTGTTTATAACGGAGCGCACAAAAAAGGAATAATTATATGTAAAATACATGGAATATTTAAACAAATACCAGCATGGCATTTACAAGGGTTTGGCTGTCCAAAATGTAATCGAAATAGAAGATCAAAGAATGATCTTAAAACCACAGACCATTTTATTGCTAAATCCAAATTACGACACGGCAATACTTATGAATATGATTGCTCTGAATATAAAGGAACTGATATAAAGGTAAAAATTAAATGTAAGATACACGGAATATTTGAACAATATCCAACTAATCATTATTTTGGATATGGATGTCCTATCTGTAAATCCTCTCATGGAGAAATAGCAATTCAAAAATTTTTAGAACAAAAAGCTATTTTTTATAAAAATGGATACATACTTCCAACTTGCAAATACAAAAAGGCATTACCATTTGATTTTGCAATATTTAACGGAAATAAATTACAGTTTCTAATAGAGTATCAAGGAAGACAACATTATTTGGCATCATCATTTGGAAGTAAAACATCTTCGCCAGAGCAAATGTTTGAAATTGTACAAATGAGAGATAAAATCAAAAAAGAATATTGTGTAGCTCAAAAAATTCCGTTATTGATAATTCCATATTGGAACAAAAACATCATAGAAAATATCATTGATGATTTTATAAAAAGGACAAATGAAACATACAAAATTACAAATCAAGGATGAAGTGAATTGCCAATTTTTTGGTCTTCCTGCTGAAATCCGACGAGTTTTATACGATAAAAGTAAAATTTTTAACCCCGCAAATAGATTCATCCCTAGTGTGCGCTTGGGCAGGTGGTCAGGATGTATGTATTACTTCACGATGGCGGGGTCAACTTATATCAATCTGCTTGAACCAATTATTGAATATTTGGCTACACAAGATTATGAAGTGGAAATACAAGACCTTCGCACATATAATAGAGATTTTGAGTTTGAACCGATTGATAATAACTATTTGTCAAATTATGTTTGGCCGGAAAAACACGCGATGGCTGGTCAACCAATCATTCTTCGTGATCATCAAACCGAAGCTGTCAATATATTTTTCAACGAACAACAAGCCATCAGTTGTTTACCAACAGCCAGTGGAAAAAGCTTAATTACGGCGGTTTTATCAAAGAAAATTGAAAAATATGGTCGTAGCATAGTTATTGTGCCAAGCAAAGATTTGATTACACAAACCGAAGATTATTATCATATTTTAGGATTGGATGTAGGGGTATACTATGGTGATAGAAAAGACTTTTTCAAAACACATACTATTTGCACCTGGCAAAGTCTTGAAAAATTACGACAATCACCAATAATGGTAGGAAATGATGAAGTTACATTCACTGATTTTATAGATGGAGTTGTAGCATTTATTTGTGACGAAGTTCACGGCGCTCGTGCTGAAAAATTAAGTAGTTTACTCACTGGTGAAATGGGAAAAATTCCTATTCGTTGGGGTATAAGCGGAACAATTCCAAAAGAACCACACGAAATAGTCAATCTTGTAATTGGTATTGGTGAAGTTGTTCATACTTTGGAAACATCCAGTTTGCAAGAGTTAGGTATTCTCAGTCAATGTGATGTAAAGATTATTCAAATGGTTGATACACGAGAATTTACAAACTATCCAGCAGAATATTCTTATCTAGTTGGAGACGAAGACAGATTGGTGTATGTTGCCAATCTCATTACAAAAGCTTCGCTTACTGGTAATGTTTTAGTGTTGATTGGAAGAAAAGAAACTGGCAAAGTTTTACAAAGTATGATTCCTGGTAGTGTATTTTTATCGGGAGCAACAAAATCTAAAGATCGGCGTGAACATTATGATGAGGTTGCGATTAGTAATAGCAAAGTCATTATTGCAACATCGGGAATCGCGGCTGTTGGAATTGATATTCCTCGATTGAACCATCTGATAATTTTTGAAGCTGGAAAGAGTTTTGTTCGTACTATTCAAAGCGTGGGTAGAGCATTGCGTACAGCATTTGATAAGAATCACGCAACCATTTGGGATATTTGCAGTACTTGTAGATTCTCTAAAAGACATTTAACCAACAGAAAAAAATTTTACAACGACCAAAAATTTCCATTTAATATTCAAAAAGTGCTTTACTAAATAGATTGACTATATTTGTCAAAAGGGTTATACTTATATTATGCTTATCCTAAACGAAACAAATACTCCTGTAGATTTAAATCTCATACCAAATCAGTGTGATATTTATTTTTGGGTGTTTGACAATTCGGCGGGAGCCAAAGATTATTTTTGCGTTCCACTTATTATGCTAGAAAGTTTTTATGCCCCAACAATCAAATTACGATTAACCAGCAACACAACACGAAAAAATCCAAAACAGTATTTTATTAATGTTCCTGCTGATTATCAAATTTTGATTGGAGAGGCATCCACTGGAAATCTTGAAATCAATCCAGTCACAAGTTTAAGTGGACGAGGATTCAATGCTTTCACAACAAATCCACTATCAAGTTTCATGGCCGAATACTTTCAAGTGGATGTTGAAGATGTACTTCCATCCATAAAATGGTTTTTACCAAAAATGAAAACTGGTCAAATTTTATGTATTCCATTTGAAAATATTCCCAAACCAAAATGTATTTACTTGGTTCGTGATATGCCAAAGTCCTTAGAAATAATTCAAAATACGAATGCGTGGTAAATGATCCGTTAGCTATTCTTGTAGCCACCATTTTGACTTACAAAATTTTCTTTTTAAATTCTGTTTTTGGAGAATAATGATGACCTTTGTTGGATTTTGAAATTTTATCTTTTGTTTCTTGAGATAATTTTTTACCAATTTTTGGATTATTTTGAAATCTAAATTTTTGAGCGTCGGACATTTTCTTTTTAACTTCATCTGATCTACGGCCATGACCACCTTTATTTCCCAATGCATTTTGATTACCTTTTTTAGATTCGGCCATTTTTTGTCTAGTAATCTCTGACATATTTTGTCTTGTTATTGACATTTGTTTTCGAGATTCATCCGAATGTTTATATCCACTCACACCGTCACCGCCACTAGTTCTATTACGAAGGTTTCCAGTTTTTATGTCAATACGACCATATAGATGAATAAGTAATATCTCAAGTTGAAGGGCATCTGCTTCATTCATATTTTTTAGATAAAATTTGGATTTGGTTTTTATCTTTTGGAACTGCGATTCCTTTTGGATGTTGTTTTTCAAATGCACGACGATTTTTTCCTTTACCAATATAATAAGGAGTTCCAATATCTCCATATTTTGATTTCTTAAAACGTAGATATTGATACACATAAAAAATTTTTTCTTGAGAAAATATGGCAGAATAAATATTCATAGCTGATTGCCTCCTTGGGCATTAGAGCAGTTGGATGTTTCTGCATCGCGAACTGCATATGTATTTATCGTTGACATAGCAAAAATAAGAGAGTAATATACAGATATGGGAACAAAATCTAAACGCGATTACAATGATCCACTATCAATATGGAATATAATGGCGGCGGCAGATAAAAAAGATTATGATTATTATGACAGACTTAATGACGATCAAAAAAAAGAATTTAGTCCTTACCTAATAATGCGATGGTTTTCCAATGTCGATGGTAATGGTGATATTTCAAAATATTATATTATTGCTGTAAATGAATTTGTAAATAATTGTTTGTGGGATATAAGTAAACATAAAAAATTATCGTGGCTTTGCATATGTTTTTCAAGTCCAAATGTAGGAAAGCAAAAACATGGATGGCTTGGGGCGGCAAAAGGAAAAAAGACAAATACACTCAAAAACAAGATAATGGAATTATTGCCCAACACCAAAGAAAGTGATATAGATTTATTAATGAAAGTTCATACTACGGAAGAGATAAAAGAATGGTTGAAACTACAGTGCGGGATAGAAGAAAAATCGCTAAAACTCCTGGCGTAAAAAAGGTAAAAATTCCACTGGCTCCAGCAGTTCTTGGGAAACGTGGAGCATTTCCTTGCAATTATTGTGGTAAAATATTCTCAACTGAAAAAATTGTCATCAACCATATGTGTGAGCAACGACGAAGATTTCAACAAAAGGATACTGCATTTGCCAGATTTGGATGTGAAGCATTTATTACGATCTATCAAACAATTTCTGGAAAGGATGCAAAGAAAACAGAAGAAGATTTTAGAAAGAGTACATTGTACCTTGCATGTATGCGATGGGGACATTTTGTAGTGGATATCAAATGTTTTCAACCAAAGCAATATCTACATTGGTTACTAAAACGAAATATTCCAATTGACAACTGGGATAATGATCAAATTTATGATTGTTGGTTGCAAGATTATGTCTTCATTGAACCAGCGTGGGATGCGTTTGAACGTTCCATAAAGAATATGATAGCGTGGGGTGAAGAAACTTCTCAACCCTATGAAAATTATTTCAAAACGGCCGGAACTGCAAGAATTATTACTGATATTAGAAAAATTGCTGTGAGTGGGTGGTCTGTTTTTAGTAGTGACTCTGGAAAAACTTGGGTTGGTGAATTGGAACTAGGAGATTGGAATTTAGTTTTGGCGTGGCTAAATCCGGATCGTTGGGCAATTCAACTTACAAAATATCCAGTAGAAGTTGAAAAGTTTTCAAAAATGTGTAAAGAAGCTGGTTTATAATGCACACAGATATTGACATTGATTTTGCTGATCGTAACGAAATTCTATCGTTCATTGATTATACTTCTGCTATACTTGAAGATGGGGTGAAACACAATACAGGAATTTACGCGACGGCCATTCCACAGAATCCAATAACAGGATTTGCAAGTATCAATTACAAAAAAGCCGAAGACCTTGGATATTTTAAGTTGGATTTGCTAAACCAATCGGTCTATAAATTGGTGAAGACTCCAACTCATTTAGAGCAACTTTTAGAAAAAGAACCCAATTGGAGTAAACTACGAGATAAAAATTTTGTTGGCAAGCTAGTTCATATCGGAAATTATGCAGATATGATTCAGCATCTTCCAGAACCGATTGATAGTATTGAAAAACTTTCAATGTTTTTATCTATCATTAGACCTGGAAAGAAACATCTCCAAGGATTGCCTTGGAACATTATTGAAAAAACAGTATGGGATCGCGAAGATGTTGATGGTTATTCATTCAAACGATCACACGCTCTTTCGTATAGTATTTTAGTAACACTACATATGGCAATTTTAGAAGAACAGGGAGTGTAGATTATGGAATTTTCTCGGTGTAAAGTAACAGCGAAAAAGATGAACGATCATCGCTGTAAGAATCAACGCACAGGCGTAATGATTGTGATGGAAGACTTCCGATGTAAAAATCTAAGTAATCAGAATGTACTTGAAATTGAAGATAGCCGATGCAATAGAATTGGGGTGAAGACGGAAGACCCTCGATGCCAGAATCTTCGTAATTGGTAAAAGGAAACAGAAATGATAATATCAGAAAAATGGGATAGAAAGTATCTTGAGTTGGCAAAATATATTGCTAATGCATGGTCAAAAGACCCATCTACAAAAGTTGGGGCGGTATTGGTAAACTATGAACATAAACGAGAATTTCTTGGATACAATGGATTTCCTTATGGTGTTGATGATAGTGAAGAACGCTATAATGATCGTGAATTGAAATACAAACTTGTAGTTCATGCTGAAGTTAACGCGATTTTGAAAGCTGGTATGTTAGCTAAAGGATCAACGCTGTATGTTTATCCAAGTTTTTCACTTCCACCGATTTGCGATAGCTGTGCAAAATTAGCAATTCAAAGTGGAGTAAAAGAAGTAGTTGGTTATCTTGCTGATCCTAACGATCCACGAGTAAAAAGATGGGCAGAGTCAATTGCTCTTTCAGCAATGATGTTCAACGAAGCAGGAATCACCTGGAGAGGTTTAGAAGAATGAATTGGAACGCTTTAAGTTGTATCATTGACGCCTTCATATTTACTCTATTGATAATCTGGATGACATTAGATAGATGTAATATTTACTTTAGAAAATAAGGATGAGAAATGAAAATTATTAAACAGTCAGTACTTATTAAAAATACTGAATGGCTAACACGAGCATTACAAGGCATTGAATACGCCGCAAGAATCAGCCACCGTTCAGAAGACGGTCAAACAGAAAGTTCCGCTGAAAAATTTATACAAACAGTAGTCATTGATCGCGGAGATTGGTCAGTAGTTGAACACGTCCATGCTCAAGTAGAATTTGTAGTTGATCGTGGAATTACTCACGAAATTGTTCGTCATAGACTCTTTTCGTATACGCAGGAAAGTACAAGATTTGTAAATTACAAAAAGAAAATGCCTCCGCTATTCATCTATCCTCAAGTTGGTGTAGAATGCCCACATTGCTTGGCTGGAGACGAACCAGCAAAAAGACGAATTGGCTTTGATATTTGGGAACACTATATTGATAATCCAATCAAGGGTTTATATCCAGAAACTATTCCATGCGTATATAACAATGCTTGGCTGGATACAATTAATCAAGATGAAATTGCATACAAACAATTACTTGATGATGGATGGCGACCACAAGAGGCCCGATCTGTTTTGCCAAACGCATTGAGTAGTAAGCTTTTAATGACCGGAAATTTAAGAAATTGGCGACACTTTTTTCTAATGCGTAGCACAAAGCAAGCTCATCCACAAATGCGAGAAGTTGTAATTCCACTTCTTGCACAATTCAAGGAATTGGTTCCAGTATTGTTTGACGATATCAATCCAGATTCTTCGCAAATTGAAAATGTAAGGAAAGGTGGATAATGGCTAAAATTCAAATCAGATTCTTGTCACAAAAGGATTTTATATCCACAGTTATTGAATTTGTCGAGGGAGGCAGTGAGTTCTGCCATGTTGAGTTCGTTTTCTCTAAAGATGAACAAACAGCGCTCGGTATTGCAGGGCCATATGTTGGCTCACACTCTGATGCTGGTATACAAGCATACAATGATTCCTATTATGTGGGTGGAAAAACGATTACCCGCGAACGTAATTATAGCCTGTCAGTCACCGACGAACAGTACGTTACAATTACAAGTTTTATAAAATCCAGAATAGGAGCAGAGTATGATTTCCAGGATATTCTTGGTATTATGCTTCACAAAGATTGGCACACAGCAAATCGTTTTATCTGTTCTGCATTCGTAATAGCCGCGCTTTGGGCGGGTGGTGTACAAATGCTGAATGTTCTACCAGGATATCAATATAAGGTAACTCCAGAATCAGCTCATCTTTCATCTTTATTAATTGGCAACTGGTGTTCGTATTAAAAAGGAGAACCATAAATGATCGCTGCTGGCACACTTTTTTACGCCTTATCAACAAAGAGATTCTTATTTCTTATGCGCAACAACACAAGAACTAAAAACACTTGGGGATTAGTTGGCGGAAAAATAAACTCTCACGAGAATGTTGCTGAAGGATTGAAGCGAGAACTAACCGAAGAGATTGGCGAGTTCCCTCAAATTATTAAACAAATCCCTTTGGAAACTTTCACCAGTATGGATGATGAATTCAAATATCATTCATTCATTTTTGTAGTGGAAAAAGAATTTATTCCTATACTAAATGCAGAACACAGTGGATATGCGTGGACAGAGATTGAAAAGTATCCAAAACCATTACATCCAGGTATTTGGGCGAGTCTCAACACAGATGTAATTCTGGAAAAGATTAAGTTTGTTCAAGATTTAGGAAAGTAATTACTTTTTACCCATATTGCTTGAAAAAGATTTGAATATACCAGCAATTTTTGACGGTGAATAAACCACAGTAACCAGCATGGATGAAAACCATCCCAATTCCATTAAATTTGGTGGAATGGCATTATTTTTCACAACGAGATAGCTCACAAGACCAAGAGACACGGCAATAATAGTTAGCGAAGCTATTCTTGCTGTGCTACCATTTCCAAATTCAGACGAAACAACTGTTCTCCAAAAAGGTCGGTGCCAATTAGTGAGTTCGGTCTTATTTGTAGTTTTATGAATACTAACTGTAGAATCAGGTGTAGTTTCTTCAGTTTTTTCTTCAGTATTTTCGTTTGCCATGGTATCACCCATGACTATTTATAATTTGGTCACAAAAATAGGAAACCAAAATTGGTTTCCTATTTTGTAACGGTTATATCAACTTATAGGGTGTCGAGATAGGCCAATTTAACTGCGAGTGAATTATAATCACTTGGAATTGCTTGTTCCTTATACAACCAACGATATTGATTACCTTGATAGGTATTCAAATAATTCGCAGAAGTAATGGTCTTCACATATTCTGTTGCTGTGCCGCTATTACCTTCAATTGTAACTGTAGGATTTACATTTACAATACCGGCTGTGAGAACGACTACTGCACCAGTTGATACTGCTCCACTAACTACGGTTGGTTCAGTAAAGGTTGGGGCGGTTTTTGCACCATTTACAATAAATGTTGCATCGGTATAACCAGCACCACCAGTTGCTACAGTTGCAGATTCAACACCAAAGTTGAAGCCAATAACTGCACCTGCGCCATTGGCAGAATTAGTAGTTGTTGCAATTGCAGCGACATTGGCTGGAAGTACGGTATAGCCTTGTGTTCCAGCAACAGGAGCAGACACAGTTAGAACTGCGTTTGCACCATTTACAGTCAATACTTGAACATTGACAGCAGAAGTAAAAGTTCCACCAACCAAGGTAAGATAATCAAGTGCTGCATAACCAGTACCACCACTTATAATAGTGGTTGCTGAAATTCCTTTGAGTTTTGCTGAACCAGTAGCAGGAGTTGTTGGAATTGTACCAACTGGAAATACAGCAACATAAGATGTTCCGACAACAAGGTTGCCAGAGCCGTTGACAAATGTAGTAAGACTGCTACCATTTACTGTCGCGGCACGGAAACGATGTGGAGAATTTTGTTTAGTTAAATAACCTGCGGTTGAGCCAGAATCGGCTGGTCCGTATACAGTTGCTTGAATTTGATGTGGTGCTGTTGCACCAAGAAAACGCTGCGCATTAATTGGGCGTCCCATGATAATTACCTCAGAGGTTTAAACCTCTTACAAACGCGTGAAACGTTTATAAATCCACATTGCGTGAACACAGGTATTTATGTTTGAAAGAGAAAACTAGCCTTGTTTATATAAATACTGATACAGTTTGCTATAAGGATAAGATCATTATGCGATTTACTGAAGTAATTGCCGAAAACAAATTAAATGGAATCACGATCATTGACTTGGATCGTTTTTTGGAAAAAGGTTACCCAAAAAGCAATATTGACGCCGAAGATGAAGGTATTGTTGATGAAGATCAGCTAGACGAAGCAGAATTTGGTTTTGGTGCAAAACAGCGAGTAGCGCCAGAAGCAGAAATGCAAGATTATCTTGGTAGAATCAGAACAAAAACCAAAACCAAGCTTGATCCTTATACAATGCCATACATTCACGACAAAAAAATCAAGATCAAAAATCAAAATGGTCAAAATTATGATTTGGAAGCTTTGAAAAAAGCTATTATGAAGCGTCCATCCAGTTTACTAAAAAAGAATGAAAAAATGAAGCATAGTAATGGAACTGCTGATCAATATTATAATGTAGGTCTTCCTGCACTCAGAGGATTGGCTGTCAATGAAGAAACTGGTGAATTTGTTATTGTTGATACCTGTCCCGGCGCTGGTGCTTGTAAAACATTTTGTTATGCTATGAAGGGTAGTTACATTCAATATCCAGATGTGTTTATGAAGCAAACACAAACTTTGAATTTTTTGTTAAATGATCCAGAAGGATTTTCGGCACAACTAGCAAAAGAAATTAGGGATGTTATTGCCAAATGGGATAGATTTTCATTAAAGAGTAAGAAATCAACAGAACCAGTTGATGTTAGAGTTATCATAAGATTTCACGATTCCGGAGATTTTTTCAGCCCAGAATATATGAGAATGGCGTTTGCTGTTGCAAGACAGTTTCCAAACAATTTGTTCTATGCATACACCAAAGTTGCCGATGTTGCTAACTCTCAAGAGACGCCAGATAATTTTACCCTCAATTTTAGTGCCGGTGCATTATCAACACAAAGTAAATTGGTCAATATTACTGGCCCGAACGCTCGCAAATATAGTGAAGTTGTTCCTAAAGAATTGTTCTTTGACCTTATTGCTCGTAATGGCAATAAACTAATCAAAAATGCGGCTGGTGCAATTCAATTCAAAGGATTGACAGAATGGGATGAATTTAAAGATAGATTGGTTGAAAAATATCATATCAAAAAAGATTCTATTCTACCTTATTCAGAATTTATGAAAATGAAATTTGCTAAACAATTAGGTGATAAGCCATATTGGAATGTTGTAGTTATGCCAGGAGAAGGTGATGTTTCGGCTGCGGATAAACGTGACTGCGTTATTGGAACTTATTTAGTTTTTCACTAAACCATATGAAAGCAAAAGAATTTATTACCGAAGAAGTTGACGATGTTTTGTATCACGTTACTAAAACTACGTCAGTTCCATCCATACTCAAGAAGGGAATAAATCTTTTGCGAACTACAAATTGGGTTACGGCAGGAAGTAAAGAAAGATATGGTGCTGGTGAAATTTATGCTTTTGACCATCCAACAGATGCACAAAGATGGGCAGGGAAAATGGATTGGGAATTTTTTCAAGAACTTGGAAGTGGAAAAATATCCATTGTTGAATTTACCAAAGGACAAACAAAGTGGGAACAAGATAATAATGATCCAATGTCACAATTTGGCAAAAAAGGAAATTGGTTAAAATCCAATGATGGCATTCCAGCGAATCAGATAATAAAAGCTTATCCATTTACACAAGAAATGGCACGAGCATTAGTAAATCAGCTTTAAGGAGCAACAATGAAAATAATTGAAGTAATTTCCGAAGAAGTTATGGGACAACATCTTCTAACTGATGCTTTCACCAGCGAAGACGATATGAAGGGAAAAATTGTTCAAACCCTTGACGGTGTTCTTAATTCATATAGAAAAAATTCTCCCAAGGTACATGGCAGAGTAGCATTCAGTAATCAAATGGCTGAGACTATTTTGGCGCTTGTTCTGAAGATGATGATCGCTGAATATAAAATTTATAGCAGAGATGAAGCTGAAAAACTGGACTCTTTTATTCATAAATTTATTTCTTTAGCCTATCTTGAATTCAAATTGAACGACATCATAGCATAAGAGGAATTATGAATCAAGATAGAGTTCCATTTTTTTATGTAGTTACCCACAAGATTACTAAAAAAAGATATGCGGGAATTAAATATAGTATTGGATGCCATCCAAATGATCTATGGATATCATATTTTACGTCGAGTAATTTTATACATCAAATAATAAAAATGGAAGGCAAAAATATTTTTGATTTTCAAGTTCGAAAAACTTTTAATTCAATCACTGAATGTCAAAAATATGAAAATAGGTTTCTAAAACGAATAAATGCAGCCAATAACGAGAATTGGTATAATAAGCATAATGGTGGTAAAAATTTTCTTTATGTTAAACCGGGTAGAATATGGGTCAATAATAACAAAACACAAACTTTGATAGACCCAGCCGAGTTGAACCTATATCTTTCTAATGGTTATGCTCTTGGTATGTTTGAGCACCTTAAAACACAAAGAGCTAATCATACGCACTCTTGTAAAGATAGAGTGTGGGTTAAAAATCAAGAAACAGGAATATGCAAAAGAATTTTTATATCTGATACAGAAAAATACATACAAATTGGATATGAAATTGGAAGATTTTCTCAAACTATAGCCGAAGTGGAAAAGCGAAGAAATAAAATGAAGGGTAGGTTTCATATTACTCATCCAACTACCAAAGAAGAAAAAATGATTTTTGAAAAGAATTGGACTATTTATAAAAACAAAGGATTTATAAAAGGTTCTTTACTAAGCCAGAAAAAAGGAAAAAGATCGGGAATAAAAGGATACATCAGAATAAATAATGGAGTTAAAGAAAAAATAGTTCCATCAGAAAAATTAAATTTTTACATTGATACTGGATATCATACAGGTAGACTACAAAATGAGAGCATATGAGCTAATAGAATCATCTAGTTACATCCCACAAAATGAATATGAAGCTCATGATCCTCGTTGGGAAATGGCATTGAGTTGTGATATTCATCCTGGTGAAGATATACGCCAAGCGGCAAAATTCAAATTCAAACTTGGAAAGGGCGGAATTCCTCCATTACTCCGAGTCGATGGCAAAATAACAGAATCAAAGGATAAATTTACAAAGAAAACTGATTTTCGTTTCAAAAAAGGTGCATTATTAATGCAACGAGTTGGCGAAATCAATGCCCAAAAACAAAATCACGATAACTCCAAACTTCCAGTTAAAAGAGGAATGTGGGCATTCCCCTATCCAGCAATGGATTTGTTTTTTGCTATTCATAAGATTGAACCAATGTTGCCAGAAAAATTAAGGTCTAACAATATCATGGCGCAGTATGACAAAATATCACGCGAAGAATATCAAGCGTTATGGGATGAAAGAGATAAAGAAATTTCTAAGAAAAAAGCAAAAATTAGACCAAAAACTTTTTGGTGGAATAAACCCGTATATAGTCATATCGCACCAAAAGGAATGCAAAATGACGGCCAATCATGGTATTTATGGACAGATTTAAAAGCTTGGGCTAAAGAGGCAAACAAATCTATGGTAGCACGCGATGAATTGCATTCTTTCGGATTAAAACCCAACCCCAACGAACAAGGATTCCGTACTTATACTGTTGATCATCTTGAATTATTTTTACCAGAAAAAGCCGAAATTACAAATTATGGCGTGCAGGATAAAAAAGTAATAGAATCTTCAGAAAAAATTATTCCAATTGAAAATTCAAATCTTACATTCTTATCAACCCAGAAAAAAATTGCGTGGGATATGCTTGGTACAACCTTTGCTGGTGCGGCATCAAACGCCCTTCAAAAGTTTATTATGGCACATCCGGAAATCGAACATTATTTGATCACTTCACAACCACACGATAATGATCTAATTAAAAATGTTGCTTGGGATTTTCATGGATCATTGATTGGACTTAAAAATTTTACTCAGATTATTGGTTCTGATCCTCAAAAATATGGAATAGGTATACGGCAGTTAAAAATGCGATATCACAAACTAATAGACGGTCCATATTCGGAATTTGAAAATTATGTTATAAACTTCAAACCGTTAGTATGCAAAGATTATGGCATTTCTGTATTAGTAGATGATGACGCTGGTTGGCAATCTGGTTGTCAAAAATATAATATAAAATTAATTGATCCAATGAATTGTATTCCAAAACAACTAGTGCCACCAAAAGGATTTGGTAGCACTATTGTATTTCCTAAAAATAATCCATTTCAAACCAAATTTACAGACTTTACTAGTCTTGACAAAAAGAAATAATTATTTCTTTGCTCTTGCCAACCAATTTGTCAAATATTTTTGATCGGCTGGATTTCTAGCAACGATTGCTTCATAATGTTCGCAACGAACAGTTTGAAATGCGTTGACAAGATCAACAGGATTACATGCATTCGTAGCATCCAATGTATTTGGCCCCCATCCTCCGTCAATAACTAAACTACCACCAATTGAATTGACTGCTTTTTGTAAGATGATAATGCCAGCACCCGCTCCCATATTTACAGATGCATCAAATACACGCATAGAAACGGCATCAGAAATTAATTGAGCGAACCAAGAATTCCAGAATATTGTTTGATAAAAATTTGCTACTGCTGGCCCACGCTGGTTTTGCGGAAGTGCGGCAATTGCCGCATACTGCGTCGGAAACGCAGCAGAATTAATTCCGCTAATTGCAAACGCTCCTACGGGCGCGTCCGGAACTATGGCATGGGCCTGAGTAGCGTCTTCATTCAACATCATAAAATTATACGCTGTTTGAAATAAAGCCATATTACCTCTTAGTGAATTTGATTAATATCTGCGGTGATTTGTGCAAGACTGAATCCTGCTGGATCAACACCTTGTGCAGCGAAAAAGTCTTCACCAACCAAGGCATACGATTCATCAACATACTTATTCCAATATGGAATAGTCATTTGATACACCGAACCCCACGAAATAAAAGTAATAAGCGTTTCATTATAACCAACAACAAAAACACAATGACCACCATCTATACCACCATCATTTGCAACTATATCCCATACTTGTGGAATATTATTCATGATAAAATTTGGAACATCCATACCGATATAGATACCACCAAATAAATTAATTGCTTGCTTGACTTCTGTAATATTTTGTGGATTGACTGAGGCAAAAGCGGCGATCTTATGTCCACCAAATCCATCAGCTTTCCAACTCTTGAGAACATTGAGTTCAATACCGCCTTGATCTGTTGAAGGATCGGAAGGATTATATCCATCCCAAGCTTCGTATGCTGCCAAAACAGTGCTATCTGAAACAGTAATTTCGTTTCCAAGATTTGCGCTCCATGTTTGAACCGCATGACCACAACCAGCGATGGTACAATCACCAAGTTGGTCGTTTAACATAACTCCCCAACTTGAAATTTGTTTTGACCAGCTTACGGCTGGTGGTGGAACTGGCAAAGTTGGTGCCAAATAGGTACCCAACTTGACTGTACGTGAATCTACTACTACTGCTTTACGTCCTAAAAAACGATTTGCTATTGTCATAATTCTCCTTGAATCTTATATATTTATCCTTTTACGTTCCATACGCATAGTATGCATGAATGATTGATGAATTTGCTGGTGCTGAAGCAAACGCAATATTTTGGTTGGTGCCGCCGGAAATGGTATAATCAATATTGATGGTGAGAGGACTACTATTAATATTCATAGTAAGCGTTAATGGATCAACTGTTCCATTTGCCAAAGTAAAATTCTTGTTAACACCATTGACAAGACCAGCGGGAACTTCTTGACCTGAAAAACTAATGTTGGAAATATTAGCTGTTTGCCATGGTTGCCCAGTTTGTGGACTTACAGTATTGCCAACAACATTCAATGGACGAAAACTATTTGTGCCAACTTTTTGACGCTCAACACCAGCAATGACCGAGAGTTTGTAATATCCTCGCTGATCTTGTGGCAGAGCGTTAAGATTTGCGTTCCAAGAAGTTTTGTAAGTATTGTTCATTTAATCCTCTTATCTAATCAAGGTGCCTATCTTCCACAACAGGTTAAGAGTTGATGCTATTTTTTGTTTGATCGTCATCTTCTTTGGATCATCAATCGCGTGTTCCAAATGTGTTGTTACCTTGTTTGCATTTGTTGCTGTTCCCTCAACTTGCACAGAAGTATCGGCCCAGGCCGCGACACTCTTTTTGATATCTGGATTATTTATCTGATCATCTGCGTCCACGAGAATTTTATCCAATTTATCAATCAAATCTGGAAATTTCTTCTCTGAATCGTTTGCTGAATTTAAACTTGTTGTTGCCGCCTTGGTTGTGTCCTGCAAATTACTCACTTCAACATTAGCATTTACTAAAATTTTATGAAGATCGGTAAAAAGCGTAAGTTCTTGACTGTCTATTGTCGATAACTGCCTTTCTTCATGATTCAACACGCCATTTGTCTGCTTCATAAGTGCATCAGCACCAAAAATGACTTGATTTAAACCAGCAAGAGTTCCAGTTCTTTCACGATTAATCAATGTCAAAGCAGTTTGTATTTGTATTGCATCACTATTGATAGTGGTCACCGTCTCATTGAAATTCTTGCCGACGATGAAAGCACCGACACACAAGAATATCAAGGAAGCCATGATTACAATATGAGTTGCAATTAAAGTTTTGTGATATATTCGCAAATACTCCATACTAACCCTCTATGGTATTTAGCCAAAAGGAAAACCCAGCCATTATAGCTGGGTTTTGGTTAGTCTTCGTATTGTTGTTCCCAATCGGCGTCAATTCGTTTTAGAGCCTTTCTTCGTTGTTTGTTATCTCTTTTCTTAGAAGCTCTCTCATAAGAACACATCCTACAATGATTCGGATCACAAGTGAAGTTCCACTTTGAATATATTCCCCAATTTATGACCCATTCTTCTATGTTAAGAGTTGAATCGTTACGCATCCATTCTAAAAGGTAATCCATACTGACAAGTGGATTTACAACCTTTTTTAGAAATTCATGATGAGTTGATCTTAGATATGAATGCCAGATATGTTCATAGATAAAACGACGATATGCGATAATTTGTGCGCGATTGTTCCTTCGTTCGACACGAGTGATTGGATGATTCATGGTCCTGCCCCCTATGTGCAGTGTGCTACTTGTCTAGCATAGCCATGATATCTCCTTTTCTTTTCATTGAATTTTTGTATTGTTCATTTTCAGGGTTAAAAAATTTATCAATCAACTCAGCACGATCAGCATCTATTGTTGGTGCTTGCGCTAATCCACCCAACATATTTGATTTTTTGATGGCGTGAAGAGGATCATCAGGAGCAATATAACAATCATTGTCCTGAGCATAATCCAAGTTTTGAGTTGTGATCCTAATCTGTCTCATATAAGTTATCTAGTATTATTTTCAGCCCATAATTCTAATTTACGAGCAAGTTTTATATAATCCTTTTTATCATTCTTACGAACACCTTTGATGAGTATCCGACCAACAGCTTTGGCTTCATTGCTACTGTGAACTAACATTTTGGTTCGGCGTTCATTACTAAAAGCAGGAAAACATATAACTTGGGTTAGAGTAGCCGCGTCTTCTAAACTTAAATTACGCATTTTAATCCTGGGGTGCCTGGAGGGTATCGAACCCTCGACATTCGCTGCCACAGAGCGACGTTCTACCGCTGAACTACAAGCACCATAACCATATTATTTATCAATGATAACAGCATCTTTGTTGTTTGTCAAGCTTTATCTACTCCGAGCCGCAAACAGCCGAACATCTTCTCTTGTTTCAGATTGCACCTTTTCTAATTTTGCAAGCTCTTTATCAATTTCTTTTTCTCGTATTACATTTGTCTCGTCTCTATCTTTATCAAGCCACGGTATGTCTTCTAACTCATCATACAATGCTTGAATTTCTTTATTCAATTCAGTGTCATAAATGTCTTCGTTGAACAAATCTTTCATATCAACTTGAAAAACTTTGTGTGTTTTTATATTGTATCCGTATACACCAATACCAGATTCTTTGGCAAGACTAGACCATATATGTTGGGCACCGAGAGATTGATTAGCACAAGAAATTAAAATAAATGATTTTTCTCGAATCAAAAATGCATATATCTTTGTTGGGAGATTAATTCCTCTGTATTGCTCGTCAGCAGTAATCAACTGTGTTTCAAAACAATTTGATGCTCCTTTAGTATAATGAGACAATTGAATTAATACAGCAGGTGTTTTTCCATCTATAGCAGTTATTAATCTATCTTTGGTTACCGGATCATCAATACCAAAAATTTGAAATTTTCCGACAGTTCCCAAAAATATAGACTTGGCTCTTTTTAACGCAGTAAACCAATCTTTCAACATAAGTTTGAAAGAATCACCGCGTGTATTCATATCTGTTGTGAGTTCAATTTCAAATATTTGCATACCAATATTTAGCAAAATTCTCTTGACAACATTCAACAGTAGTGTTACTCTTAAAATATAGAGGCATACTGCTATGAGCTATATTGATCATTTATAATTAGTAATTTATTACTAAATAAAACGTGCCAGAGATTTGGTACAAGAGGAAATATATTGAGCTTACTTGCAACCCTCATTGTTATTGGATTTTTGTTATGGATGGCAAACAAATATATTCCGATGGACGCAACAATCAAAAAAGTTATGAACATTGGTGTTAGTATTTTGATTATTGTATGGTTACTAAATGTTGTTGGAGTATTAGGTGCAGTTGGAACCAATTCCAATATTGAATGGTCACAATTAAGTCAGTGACAATTATGAGTCAATATAGACTCAGCTTTGACCTATGTGCAGGTTATCAAAGTTTTTGAATTTTTGTTGCACACCATTAATATTAACGAGGTAGTTACATAAGGAATTATGAAAAAATTAAATGATATTTTATTTGCAGGAGCGGCGATAGTAACAGCAGCCGCTTTTTTGTTTATTTCGGCGGCAGCACAAGGACAAGTAGGTGTTGAAATTGGCCGACGAGGGGTTGGTGTTGAAGTTGGAGCGCCAATAAATGTTGAAGTTCAACCAAGTTGCCCATATGGTTATTATGCCACGGCTCCATATGAATGCGCTGATGAAGGATATTATGCACCAAGTTATTTCTATAACGGAATATTTTTAGGTGTTGGCCCTTGGGCAAATTATGGATATGGTCATGGTTGGGGCGAGCATCGCTTTGATGGTGGCCGTGATGGACGTGGCGGTAGATACAATAACCGCGATGGACAGCGTTCAGAAAGCAAAGAACGCGGAAGACAGCAAAGGAATTCTATGGGAGGCCGTAGACGATAATTAATAATTTAGTTTTCTCTAGGGGTTACCTTTATGGTGAAGGTAACCCCATTTGTTAAGGATAAATGCCTTATTGAAATTTTATAAGAGACGCACCAAGTTCTAATTGAGAATGTACTATTGCAACAGGGCAAAGAGATATATGAACAAAAATAATGAAATCCAAACTAATTTTGATTGTGCTGCATTCCTTGCCAACGCGGGCCTCGGTCGCAGAATCGTTGAAGTGGAGCCAAAGGAGACCTTCTTCACACAGGGTGCTCCTGCTGACACAATCTTCTATCTCCAAAAGGGCCGTGCAAAGCTCACAGTCCTATCTCAAAGTGGTAAAGAAGCAACAATAACAATTCTCGCCGCTGGTGACTTCGCAGGAGAGGAATCTCTGGAATCCACACCAAAGCGTCGTATGGCTACAGCCACGGCAATAAACGCTTGCACTGCGCTTAAAATTAAAAAGGATGAAATGAACCGCGTAATGCATGACCAACCCGCCTTCGCTGACCTCTTTTTGAAATTTATGTTATCCAAAAATATGCGAACACAAGCCGATCTTGTTGATCAGCTATTCAATTCCAGCGAAAAACGCCTTGCGCGAATTTTGTTAATTATGTCTGAAATTGGAAAACCAGGAGAACAGCAAATGTTTATCCCTCCTGTCACACAAGAAACTTTGGCAGAAATGATCGGAACAACTCGCTCTCGTGTAAGTTTCTTCATGAACCGTTTCCGTTCACTTGGTTATATTGAATACAACGGAAGAATCCATGTAAACAGGTCTTTGTTGAATGTGGTTCTACTCGATCAATTTCCTGATGACGATGCACGTAGACCAGAAATGCCAATCGCGAAAGCATTTATGAAACCTATCATTCCGATAGTTTTACCAATCGTCAAAACGATTAAACATAAATTGTTGGGTGCAACTGCCTAATTCTTAAAAATTTGTCGATGTTATTTGGGGGTTACCTTCATAGGTAGTCCCTTTTTTGTTGATTCTAAAGACTTTATTTTGCTATTGACAAACTGACTAAAATTTGATATACTCATTTTAGTAGCAAATGTATTATGTGTCGGGAGGCGCGTCATCTTTAAGAACCAGCTTGCTGGTTGATGATAAGTGGGTTTAAATTCCCATCGTAATACTTTTACCACTGATGCACCGAGAAAAGTCCTATGGTAAGGCCGCGTTTCCGAACGTGCTGTCCATAATACCTTCGGCAGTTTGTGGGTTCGAATCCCACTCTCGTAATAACCAGTTTGTTGCAACAGACTGGCTGTGCATTTTCTAAAGCTTAGAAAAGAGGAAACAATGGCAAAACATTTCACTAAAGAACTTGGACGGACACCAAAAAATGAAGATATTTTCGCTTTGAGTGTTGGCGATCAATCACTAATCAATGTTGCATTATCATTTTATAAAAATAAAGTGAAAAATGCAACTGACTCGGCTGCAAAAATCGGACGAGCGCATGAACTCAAACTCATCAACAAACTGAAAAAGGTATTGGAAGACGCAGCCAACATTTACAACGATACCCACAACATTTACTAAGAAAAGAGAAAACAATGGTAAAAAACCCGATTCAATCTCAAAAAGTATATGTCACTCTGGCATCTGTGCTAGAGATTCAGGCGAATTTTAATCGCCTTGTTGAACAGGTTCGTTCAACACCAACTCAAAAACCAAGTAATCGCGAATACGCAAGAGGAATGGCACAAGTCATTCGTATTCTTGGTTTGCCGATTGATATTTCAAGAGGATTTTAACAAAAATAATTTCAAAATAGTCAAAAATACCTCTTGACAATGATAAATAACTGTGGTAGTATAAATACATACTGATATGAAAAACGTAAACAACAATTCGATTGCTAAACAAAATATTAACTGGAATAAGGAAGATATTGTGTAAGCGAGGATTTGTGTTATTCCCAAATCCTCGCTACGGCGAGGATTTTTGATTTTGTAGTAAAATATGGGTTTGTAGCTCAACTGGCAGAGCACTCGGCTTTTAACCGAATTGTTGGGGATTCGATTTCCTCCAGACCCACCAAAGTTTAGATGTAAATGGGTTTGTAGTATAGTGGACATATTATCTTGGTCTTTTAAACCAAAGGACGTGGGTTCAAATCCCACCGAACCCACCAAGTTTTGTTGTAGAAGTAAATGGGCTGTTCGTATAACGGATTATTATAGATGCCTCTTAAGCATCCTGATATGGGTTCGAATCCCATGCGGCCCACCAAAAGTTTATAGGAGTTCTCAAAACGGGATTGGCAATCCCCTCATGGGCATACTAGTAAAGGCTCTGGATGGGAAAATAGTTACTCCTATGATTAGCTCGATTGTCGAAGTGGAAGTACAAATCGAAAGACCGTAATAATGGGTCAACTACTAGACTCAGGTACGGCAAAAAGTTTGTGGCAGAAGCACGAGAACGCAGCATGTTGCGGATTCTTTAGGTCAACAAAGTAAAAGATGTGATCACATCTTTTCGCGACCTTATCGTAGAGTGAGCGCCCTCTCTGTCATAATTAATTTACTGGCGAATAGTGTAACGGCAGCATGGCGCACTGTTAATGCGTAAGGTGAAAGTTCGAATCTTTCTTTGCCAGCCAAATTTAGGAAGGAAGTGCCATTTCAATTATTTGTTGAACAACGTTCCAATATTTGTTTTTTGCAGATTGATTGAGATAGTCACAAGCAGAAGAATCAACAATTGCCAAATTTATTTGGTGCTGTTGACAAAGGAAAGATTTTCGATTATCATTATTTTGTATTTGAGCAAGTTTTGATTCACCGAAGATTGGTTCATAATGAAAGATTCCATTTAGTTCAATTGCTAAATGAAGTTCAGGAAAATAGAAATCTAATTCTGAATCAATAATGGATTTGTCATTACAAAGAAGAGTAAATTTTGGATAAATAATTCTGATTTGCTCTTCCAAAAAGATTTCAAGTTTTGAACGACGATTACCGTGGGTTTTATGAACATTGTTATAAGTAGTAGAACAAGAACGGCAACAAAAATGGTTTGATGATCTTTTAATTTGACTTGGCAATTTTAGAAATTTTTTGTTACATTGTTTACAATTAACTAGTATTTTCGTTTTTTGGGAAATAATAAAACATTTTTTAGAACAAAATGTTTCTTTAAGGTTCATACATTTAGCTGAAGCCATTTGTTTTGAACTACGATTGAATGTAGTATAACAGTGATTACAAGTAAGAGAAGTATATTTCATACTTGTATTTAGTAGAAATTTGAATTTCTACTCACTTAGTCTAAGTTTGTTCCGAGATAGCTCAATTGGTAGAGCGCCTGGCTGTGCGAGATAAAGGGATGAATCCAGTTCAATTCTGGAATCTCGAAAAGTAACCAGGATGTTGGGGGATCGTACCCCTCTCTCGGAGCCAAATTGAGAATGGGCAGCGTTTTGTGGTAGCGGCCATTCCTTAAAATCACAGAAAGGATTTTATGAAATTGAAGCAGATAAAGGGTAAGTCAAAAGTAGTTGATGAAAAGTGCGATTTATGTCACCAAAATAAGCCAGATGTTTCTGGACAAATTGATCCTTATTCGCGAGAAATAAATGATGAATACATTGAACGCAATTTTTGCGACGATTGTTTTCTAGGAAGATTAGAAGATATTTAAGTTTTACGGGGTATGGGTCTGCATGGAGTGGACGCTCGGCTGTCAACCGAGATATTTGGGCTAAACCCAATTCAGGCCGGATCGTTACCGGTATGCCCCGCCATTTTAGAAAGGAAACAAATGAATTACTGGGATGATCCACGACTTGATTTTTGGGTAAACTTGATTTTCACTTATGACGCTCCAAATGAACCAAAAGGATGGGGATTACGTGGGCATAATAAGAATGAAAAGACAAAGGGTTGGTTTCAAATGACAATCCTGGCTCAAGGTTGCGATTCAAAAGAAGAGGCAATGGAAAAAGCAATCGCACCAACAAAGATTGCGATTGAAAAAGAGATGTTAGCAAAGTTTGAAAAGTAATATGGGAGTGAAGCCATAATGGTACGGCAGCAGTCTCCAAAACTGCCGAGGAAACTCACAGCAGGTTCGATCCCTGTCACTCCCGCCAGTTTATTGATATGAGGCGATAGTAGGTAATTGTGATGTAGCAGGTGAGCATACCGCTTTTCAAGCGGAAGCGCAGGGTTCGAGTCCAGCCGTTACTGAAATATCGCCAAGAGGGAAAGATAGACGAACGTGGGAGTCATGCCCCACACGGAACGGTCATTGAAAGATGACGAATCTATCTTGAGAAAAACGGGGGTTCGAATCCCTCCTACCCCTTGGGGTGGTCGTCTAGTGGTTAGGACAATCTCATAGATTCACTTCGTGAAATCCTAAGCCCTCGGCCTTTATAAATGAAAGGAATATATGATACAGTGGTTCAGAAATGTTCGTTGCAAGATTGGTTGGCATAAATGGCAGTTACTTTTTGAAAAAGATGGTTATGAATTCTTATATTGTAATCATTGGGAATGTAAATTTTGTCATAAAGAGGAAGAAGAAAATTGTATTATGTAAATAGTAATGTGGCTTATTAGAATAGTGGCAAGTTCGCAACTTTCTCAAAGTTGAAGGCAGAGTTCAAATCTCTGATAAGCTACCAAAAGTTTTAAATGTGGCAGGGTCTTCTAACTGGTCTAGGAAAACTGACTTTCAATCAGTGTAATGCGGGTTCAAATCCCGTCCCTGCTACCAAAATTCAAACCTTAGCATCTGCCTTTAGTGAGATGTAATAATACCAACCGTGTTTGAAGGTATGAGCGGTATGTTTTATTGGGGGTTCGTCTAAAGGAAAGATAAACGGCTTTGACCCGTTTGATGGGATTTCGAGATTCTCACCCCCAGCCAAAAAATTATAGGCCCATCGTCCAGTGGCTAGGACATTCTCCTGATTAGAGAATTACTGGGGTTCGAGTCCCTATGGGCCTACCAAAATAATTAAAATAAATGTGTTGAACTTATAGTTTTTGTGCTAAATAGAATTAGAGGTTCAAGACAGTGACAATAGTAAAATGTGAAAAATGTAGTATAGAATTTGATAATTATAGTAAATGGGGAACAAAAAGATTTTGCAGTTCCAAATGTAATCATTCGAGAATACGAACCGAAGATATTAAACAACGAGTATCACAGAAAATGAAAGGAAGAGATGTTGCTAATCTTAAACTTTTAACGCTTCAAGAAAGAATGGAAAGAAGTCGCAAGGGTTCATTAACTTGCCGTTTAAAATTATTGACAACCAATTTTAATTCTCTTACTATTGATTCTAAAAAGAAAAGAGTAATATTAGAACAAAATGGAAAATGCCTGATATGTGGAATATCAGAATGGCAATTCAAACCAATTCAACTAGCAGTGGATCATATTAATGGAAACACTCTGGACAACGAAAGAACAAATTTGAGAGGATTGTGTCCTAATTGTCATAGTCAGACAGAAACATATTGTGGCAGAAATCGTTCTGATAGAATAACTGATGAACAATTATTAAAAACATTAAAAATTCACAAAACAATCGCCGGCGCATTAACTTCATTAGGAAAAACAAGAAGTAGCTATAACTATCAACGATGTAGAAATATACTAAAATTTATATAGATATTTTCCATATTTTCTGTTATACTCCATATAAAGGAGGTATAAACATGAAAAGGATTCTGCTTTCGTTAGCTCTCATCTTCTGTTTCGCAGCACCTTATGCGGCACAAGCACAGGTTGTAGTAGTCGTACACGGCCATCACCACCATCACCATCACCATCATCGCCACTTCGCCAACTAATCGGTGAATTCCATCCTATCCTTGTCGTCATAGTCTCGGCAAGGACAGGAAACAAATTATTGAATTACCATAAATACTTTTATGTTCAAACATAGATGTCTTTATTGTTTTCAAAGATTTTACTCGCAGAAGAAATTACCCGATCATTGGGGTTTCTGTTCTGACAGTTGCAGACACGCTTATTATAATGAGTCTGATGATGCAAAAGCAAAAAGATTGTGGAAAATAATTTTTTACAAAGAGTAATATGAATTCCAAAGACTCAAAAAATTTTGTAAAATCAATTTATTCGGATGCCTATGCGTCTAAGCTTGGATCATTTGGATATATCATTATGCATGGCACGTTCCCACACTGTAAATATTTTGCTGTAAATCATCCATTAACTATCAAAAAAGCGTGGATTGAGGCGGCGAATGAAATTAGTGAAGCAATGATGTGGAAGCTTGAACATTGATTCTAAACGACTTATTTTCACTTGACTTTCCAACCAAATTTTGATATACTTACAGTATGAAACTTGTAAAGGCACTTGTTCTGCTCAATATGGCGCGATCTGGAGCCGAAGCAAATAGGCTTGTCAAGCAAGGTTCTATATGGTTTGGTGGTTGTATTCCACCTTGCAATAAAAGGATTCACCCATTCGTGTGTACTTGTGGTGGTTGGAAGAAAACCACAAATCCAACAGAGGAAATTACTGCTGGTCAGGTCATACGAATCAAAGATGGTAGTATTCGTTTGTTAACTCGCGAAGATGGCAAGCAAGGTTTTGATCAGCTTGCAGGAATCGGCAGAGTTCCAATTCATACGACTGTAAAAGGCGTGTTTATTGATGAAATTCAAATTTTGTTTTGGCGAGTGATTTTCAGAGTGAGAGATTTTTTCAGAAAGTAGGAGGAATATGTTTCAACATCCATTAACCACGATTGTTATATTTATCGGAACGGGAATTGCTTCATATCTTTCAGGTATGCTAATTGGTGAATTTGTTAACTATCAAAGAAAAACAAAATATTATAGAAAGGTAAAGTAATGTTTCACGCGATTGATAATACCTTACTATCTATTTGTGAGCAATCAGTTAAATTTATTGAGGAATGGCTGAGCATATCACAAAAATGGTTGGAACGAATTGTTATAGCAATTTTTGTGATTGCTGGATTGATTCAATTGTATTTGGTATCTATACAGAACAATCCATATAACAAACCTTGGATGGTTGCATTTTACATTATAATGTTCCTATATGCTATGATGCAAGAACATAGGCTACCAGAAGCCACACGAAAACTAACAAGAATAACAGGTTTTATAGTCAGAATGTTTTGGATTGGGGTTATGATTGCAACTGGTCTTTCTCCATTTTTTGTGAGTATTGGAAACGATAAAGTTGCAGTATTATATTCTGTAGCTGACACTTTTGCGATGGGCGCTCGTGGAGCAATGATATATATCACAGTGGCAAATATTGATGGGCATCGTGGCAAGGCCGCACAAATGGCGTGGAACAAGATCAAGGAATTATTTGGCACATCATGGATTCCTCAACCAATAAAGGTGGGTAATAACTAATGAATTCAGAAGTTTTATCAAAGTGTCACGATTGCGGAGCAAAACCCGGCGAAACACATTCTGCTGGTTGTGATGTTGAAAGATGTTCTGTTTGTGGTGGTCAAATGTTGATGTGTGGATGCAAAGACCACGATCCATTTTTTGCTCATTGGACAGGTCTTTGGCCAGGTTTGGCCGAATCTTCCGCGTTAGGGGTAGATTTAAACAAGTTTTATGAATTGGGATATCACAAGATTTTCTTTGTGAAACCATTGATTGAGAGATAAATAGTATTGACATTGTGGTTGAAATGTTGTATACTTGTATCAAGAGTTATGCCCTCGTAGAAGAATGGCAAATTCGGGGGACTTAAAATCCCTGTCGATCTTAACCGATCATTGCGAGTTCGACTCTCGCCGTGGGCACCAAAATTTAATTAGCAGGTTTTCTCCTACAATATGTAGGTGTAAATGCATGGCAATTAGGACATAATAAACATAAATTGGTCAATACATTATTAAAATGATTACCGTCTTTATGTTCTAACTCCAATGGTATTGGTTTGTTTAACCAATCAAATTGATTACAAGATGAGCATTTTGGTTCTAATATTTTTTCAGAAATTAATCTTTTTCTAAGAGAATCCGATTTTATCTTAAATTTGTTAGAAAGATAATCTTCAATTGGTCGTTTTGGTCCGTGTTTTTTACCTTTGTTCCAACCTTGACCGGTAAAGTGTGATGTATTAATATTGAACTGTTTGATATAAGATTTTGCTACTGCGTAATTTCCGCCATACGGTGCTACATTTAATTTTGTTAATGCTTGCGCGATTGACGGAGAAGTAGCAATTGCTTGAATAAATTGTTCTTTGGTATATTTTCTAAATTGTGCCATAATCAGTCTCCTATGTTATAATGTATTTAGTATTGAAACTTAAAAGGCAACAGATAAGACTCTAAATGCGTTTTAAGTAAGTAAAATTGATAAATAATTTATGATGAAGTAACTGTTAGAGACTAATATCTCTAATAATAACCAATACCAAATAGTAGTAAAACAATTTGATTTGCATAGAGACTAATATCTCTATCTTTCTAATACCAAATAGTAGCAAACAATTTGATACGAAGTATTCAGAAGTTTATGGGCAGGTGAAGGGAATTGGCATACCTCATAGTTTCAAAAACTATGGTTTACGGGTTCGACGCCCGTTCTGCCCACCAAAAGATTGAAAAACGGCCACCCACGATACTATCTTCATAATAGTGGCAAGTTTACTGAAATATGAAGCTCTTTGGTAAACTAAATTCGGGGGAAAATTTTATGGGTCGGAAGCCAAACGGTGCGGCTGGTGACTGTGAATCACTGTATAGAAGGTTCGACTCCTTCCCTTCCCTCCATTTTGTTTGGATAACAACCTAACAGTAGCAAAGAAGTTATGTGAACGAATGAGAGCAACGAATATAATTGAAAACACATATGATGGATTCAATTATCATACCTAACTGACCAAACACAGTTGTCTGTGGGTTAAATTCCCACTTCGGTTCACACAATCAACAGCTAGGAAACTAGTTTATATAACCGTAGTTCGTATGTTATGCAAGTTGTATTTAGATATGTAGTGATAACGCCTTATAGCTCAACGGACAGAGCAATTCTCTCCTAAAGAAAAGATTCTGATTCGATTTCAGATAAGGCGACCAATTTTGATGCTCCGATAGTGTACCAGTCGCACAGCCGTTGGCAAAAGGGCGGTAGAACGGTGCAAATCAACCATATCAAGAAATTATTGATCAAAACTATTTCGGCGGTTTTACCGGTGCCGAAATTATAACGGTACATTTGATTTAATCATACACTGGTGCGCCGAGCGGCCCAAGGCACTTCTCTTACAAAGAAGCAATGATCGGGGGTTCAAATCCCTCCCAGTGTACCAATTTAGAAAGGAAAACAGAGGCATTTATGAAACTTGAAGAAACGGTTCAACATTTGCTTGGCAGGTTTTCAGAAAGTGATGAATCGTTGGTTAGGTGGTTTCTTACCAACCCGAATTGTTACATTGACAATAGATTGCCTTGGCGATTGCGAGATAGGAAAAGGATTGAATCCTTATTTAATCGTTTCCTACATCCAGCCGATGAGTTTTAAGCATCAAATTTAGAAAGGAACACAATGACGAAGTATAAACTCATAATTGAAGCTGATACTAATGACGCTGATTATGTTTCAGCCGTCAATGAAGTAAACAAAGAAACCATTGAAAAACTGTATCCAGTATTCGATGCGATCAAAGCTTTCAAACCTTATGTGACTAAAACTGAAGATCGTGAAATGGATTGGACTCACGATAGTAATTGGCCTGTTGGTGATGCACTACGCACCGATCTTGGAGAAAAGTCACCACAAGAAATTTATGCTGGTGTTTTGACTCCTGAACAAGTTGAGCTATTTCAAGATTTATGCCCATTTGGTGAATATGGCATTCATACGATTACAAAAATTACTGTGGTTGAGTATATCAGCGAAAAGGAGTATTTGTGATGGAAAAAACTTGGCCTATTAGTAAATATGTCGGTAAATTTCCAAAAGGTTATTGGGAGTTTGTTGAAGAATTTATTGGCACTGAGGAACAAGTTTGGCCATATATGGCAAATCTTGAATCAAAAGATAAACCAAATAAATATCGTCATTGGGATTGTAGATAATTTGTGAGGGCGAATGGTGTGAGTGGTTTAGCCGCCATCTTGACGTGATGGATTATGTAGGTTCGATTCCTACTTCGCCCACCAATTTGAAAGGATAAAATGCTGAAAAAGATTTGGGCAAAAATTAAATCGTTTGTTACTTCGCCAAGTTCTGGAACTATCGGAACTGGACCAGGAAGTGGTACATCCAACGAATGGCGAATAGGCAAAGTACGTCCAAATAGTTGTGAATGTTGCAAAAAACCTGGAACGGAGGCGCGATAATGGGACGTTTTGTTCAAAAACCCGTACTTAAATGGCATCTTGAGGGTGATCCTGTGCCTGTTGCCGAAAGAATTATGCAATTGGTTACCGAAAAAGAATATCATCCAGTAGCATTGTTGCGTGAATTGGCCGATCATATTCCTCCGTATGATTATGAGAAGTCAAGAACAATACTATCAGACCTTTTATTTGCGGATAAAATTGTTTTGACTCCAGACTGGAAATTAGTTACGAATACATTTGACAAACATTGCAAAACAAGGTAATATAAAAATATGGTAGAATTGAAACACAAATTTCGGCTAAAATTCATTATTAGAGATTTTACTGAAGAAACTTTAAACGAGTTATCAATCAACACTATAGCTTTTACATTACCAACAATATCATTTAGTGTACTTGCATTGACTCCAGCATGGTCAGATATTAGTGTAACAATGCAAAAAGATTCGTCTCATTTAGTTGAAAATGGAATCAATGAATTGCTCAAAAGACAAATGGCAAAGGCAAATTACAAATTTGATCTTCATTGTGACATTCTCTCTGATGGCCGAAAACCAAAAGTGCTAACTCATTGGGTATTCGAAGGATGTTTTTTGAAGACTATTGATTATGGCGAACTTGATTATAAATCATCAGAGCCAACACAATTTGATTTAGACATATGTTTTGATACAGCAATTAACTATAATACTTCAAAATAATGCTTGACAAACACAGAAAGATTTGGTAAGATAATAAAAGTATGGGGAAGTAGCTCAGCGAAAGAGCGTTTGACAAACCTTGTAAGAGGGGAGTTTTGAGGTCGGTGGTTCAAGTCCATCTTTCCCCACCAACGATTGAAATTCTTCATGGCCACCTCCTAGTAGCTTTAATGAAGACGGGTTGCAATTTTATTCAGTAATGTGGTTTTCTTGCAACCCAAAAATTCCGGGTGATTCGGATCATTCAGATGATTCGTGATTGTTGAAGTTTTGAAAACAAGATTGGGGGTTTAGCCCCATTAGAATAAGCGTCGTGAGACGCCCAAAGCAAGGAAGCCTACGCACTTGCTCTCCGTGTATACGGTTCATCTAAACAAACCTCCTCACTGTGGCAACACAGCGATCACTGAAAAAAGCGGTGGTTGTAAAGATGAAATGAGAGATAGGGAAAGAACATTTGCTTACAAGCCGTCGCAAGACGGGAACTTGGGTTGATGAAAAGAAACGGGTGATGCTGTCTTCCTATCGTATCTACTTATTAGTCCGTATGAGAAAGGGTAGTGTAATGGTCCGAGTCTCGCAAACAAGGGCTACTATACAGTCTGAACGGAGAATGTCGCAAGGCACTTATTCGTGAAAGATCACTGATTAGTCGGCAGACGAAAGGTATGTTATGTGTTGTATCAGGAAGTTCAAAAGATTTCTTGTCAACAGTGTCAGCACATGACGTAGGTTGCAAATATAGCTCAATGGTAGAGCATCAGTATTTTAAACTGAGGGTTGTTGATTCAAAATCAACTATTTCTTACAAAAGCAAAGTCTGACACGCATTAGGACGAAAATCGTCTAATACTTGACTCGCAAGAGAATCAAGTCTATCAAGACTCGCAAGGTTGAGATAGTTTGTGCAAGAAATTTCGTAAGGGTTTAGCGACTCTAAATTGCTCGCAAGGCAAACGAGATGGAAAGCATAGAATAATCCTAATGGTCAAGTCTAGTGCCTGACTCTAAACGGCGACGATGTTAGCAGACTAGGATACCTTGTATAAAGGGCTTAGTGGATGTAATGGGAAACTCAAGTTCTAGTGGAACGGTCCTCGCAAGGGAGAGTATAATCCATCGGGTGCTAATACAATAGGCGTAATCTCAACCTATTAAATACAAACTTTATTGATGTTTACACCCATCGGTCCGAAACTGGACCTTTTCGTGTTTCTGGTCAAATATTTGACATTTCATTCCTTTTCATGTATACTAAAGAGTGGAAAGGATGAACACAATGGCAAAATTAATTCTCATTCTTGATAAATGCGTTGATAATGGTAACGATAAGATTTCGTGTCCATATGCTGGTTCTGAAAGAACGAGAGGCGCTGGATACGCCACGGATTACTTTTGCAAATTGATGCCCGATCCTAAAACAGAACATGGATTCAAACAAACATCTGGATATGTTGAATGGGATAGTGAAATAAATCCTATTCCAATCTGGTGTCCACTTATGACTGTGGAAGAAAAAGTTTTGAAAATTTTTGAAAGCTAAAAGGGAATATATGATCGTCAGTGAACTAATTATCGCATTACAAAAACTCCCGCAAGATGCAACTGTTATTGCTTGTGGAAGAGATTATCCAGAAGTGGTTGAAAATGTAGCCATTCTTAAAAGAAAATCAGAGCATACTTTCTATGATGGGTACTACTATCCAGAATTTGGCACAAATCCAAATGTTGTTATAAAAATATGACTGATGAAAAATTTGTAAAGTGCATATATCCAAGTGCATATTTCATTCGCGAAACGATCCGTACAAATACAAGCACAATTTTATGGCGAGATGAATATGGCTGTTGGGAAGAAGATTGGAATGATCAAATAGCCACAAAAAAAGCGTGGCATGAAATGGCTAGTATTATAAAACAAGATTTTTTACATAAATTGGAATCATAATGACCAACAAAGAAAACGTAAAAATTATATATCCAAAAGCATCTTGCCAATCCGATCCGTTCGGCATTCAATATGAAATCAACACTGGTAACATAAAGCAAGATAGATTTTTCGGGTCGATACCACAAATTATAAGCACTTCAAACATATCCATAAAAGAAGCTTGGAAATATGCTTGGATCAACATACAAGAACAAATGCTAAAGAAATTGGAATCATGATGAAAATACTAGAAACAAAATTAGATTTTGACAATGTATTGCTTGTGCCTCAATCAAGCAATATCAACTCTCGCTCCGAAGTCCAACTAAAAAGAACTTTTGAATTCAAGACTGGTTCTTGGACTGGCATTCCAATCATTGCTTCAAATATGACAACCGTTTCAAGTTTTGAAATGGCGCATGTATTAAGCAAGTATGGTCTTATGACTGCCCTTCACAAATATTATGGTGAAGAAGAACTAAAAGAGTTTTACAATCTTGGGCTTGCAATGGAAGATTGCTGGTATTCTCTTGGAACTAATCCTGCTGATCTTGAAAAATTCAACATTGTAAATTCTCATAAAAGATGTATTGAAAAAATTTGCATTGATGTTGCCAATGGTTATCGCGATTCATTCGTTGATTATGTTGCCAAAATAAGATATGAACTTCCCACAGCAATAATTATGGCTGGAAATGTTGTCACTCCTGAAATGGTTAGACCACTTGTAGAAGCTGGTGCTGACATTATCAAAATTGGAATCGGTGGAGGCGGTGGTTGTTTGACACGAGTAAAAACTGGTGTTGGTTATCCACAATTCAGTGCTATTGTTGAATGCGCAGACGAAGCCTATGATCTTGGCGCATATGTTTGCTCTGATGGTGGATGCAAAACACCAGGTGATATTGCTAAAGCATTTGCGGCCGGTGCGGATTTTGTTATGCTTGGCTCAATGTTGGCTGGTCATAGCGAATGTTCTGCAAAAAATGTTGTAGTGGACAATAAAGTATATGTGGAATTTTACGGCATGAGTAGTGAAAAGGCAATGCACGAACATATCGGTGGAATGGAAAACTATAGAACAAGTGAAGGTCGGCACGTTTTATTGCCATCCAAGGGGCCAGTGGAAAACACAATTTTGGATATTCTTGGTGGTTTACGTAGCACTTTGACATATGTTGGCGCAAAAACACTTGAGGAATTACCAAATAAAGCAGTTTTTGTCAAGGTGAATGAGACGCACAATAAAATTTATGAAAACTTGTAAAATAGTGCTTGACAAATGATAAATAATGGCGTAACATAAAGATACATCAATACCAAATCGTAGTATATTACCCGCTATGGTGTGCCGAGATAATATAAACCATAAACTGAAAGAAAGGCAAGATATATGATAATTTTCTATTGACAAATGATAAATAACAGTGTAATATAAAAACATTAGAGAAGTACAAAGTAATTAAATACCAAATTGTAGGACAGCGCACTTCTGAGATGTGAGAGATAAACTTAATAAAATAACCAAGAAGGGAAAATAAAATGCACTAGGATAATAACTACTTTTACATTTTCGTTAGGCAAGATTTAAGTCAAGCCCAACAGATTGTTCAAACTAACCATGCCACGTATCAAATGGCTATAACCCACCCACACAAAACAGATATTCCAAGTATCGTACTTGTTGGCGTTCCGAACAAAAATGCTTTGGAACGTGTAATCAAAAAATTACAATTGAATAACATTGATCATATACCCTTCGTTGAACCAGATTGGGATATGGGATTGTCTGCTGTTGCAACTGCCCCAATTTCAGGGGATCAGAGAGATGCGCTCAAAAATTATAATATTTGGAGACAAAATGAATAACGTTGCGAAAGCTATTCTATTAGTGTATAATTAAAGTTATAAATGCGTCAGTAGCTCAGTGTTTAGAGCGTTTCCCATACGGGAAAAGGTCGGTGGTTCAAATCCATCCTGGCGCTCCAATGCGTCGATAGCTCAGTGAAAGAGCAGTCGTTTTTAAACGATTGGTCGGTGGTTCAAGTCCATCTCGACGCTCCAAATGGGTTGGCAGTTTAATTAGAGAAAACATCATTGGTTTGCCCATTGTGGGCACCAGTGAAGACAGTGGTTCATAGCCATTCCAACCCGCCAAATTATCCCCTCTAAACGCTAAGGAAGAGGACGGGTCGCCACCGTCAATAGCCGAGGATAAAGAAGTAGCACGGTGACTACTATGCCGAAAGGCAGAAGGCCAGTATTCAATCTGGCGGATCAGGTTCGACTCCTGATGAGGGGACCAAAATTTAATATGCGCCTTTAGCTCAATGATAGAGTACCAGCCTCTAAAGCTGCGGGATATGGATTTAAATTCCATAGGGCGCACCAAATTTGTAGCTCAAATAATTATATAGCTTGGGAACGATTAAAAAAGAAGTAAACAAATGTGATTTACTTTGTGCGCTTTGTCATAGAGAACTTGAATATTGCGGAAAATTTTTAACCCCAAAAAATTCAAGATTAATTTTTTGACAACTAAAGCTAAACAATAATTTAATAACGTATTAAAAGATACTATGAATAAAGATAATTTTATTAGACCATCAGATTTAGACGATCCAAGCAATGATTCTTTAG